GAGTTTAACAAAGCTGTTAAAGAATATTCTGATGTTCAACAGGTTGTTTGGGTGCACGATGAAATCCAAGTAGAATGTCCTGAAGAGAACGCAGAAGATATAGGAAAGTTAGCTGTAGAATCTATCAAACGCACTGGCGAACATTTCAATTTAAGATTACCTTTAACTGGTGAATATAAAATCGGCAATAATTGGAGTGAAACACATTAATATGGCATTAAATACAAATATAAAAAAGAAGTCAGATTTTGATTTTGATTTAAAGTTTGGAAAGAAAAGAGAAAACAGACTTCATACTCTTTTAGGAATGAGTAGTGAAGATAAAGTTGAAGTGAAGACAGAAAGAGATTGGTGGCAGAAGACAGGTAATATTGCAATAGAGGTTGAATGTAATGGTAAACCTTCAGGCATTACTTCCACTAAAGCTAAGTATTGGGTACAATGTTTAGCAAATGGTGATAAAGATTATTGTTCTTTAATCTTTGCTACTAAAACAATGAAGCGTCTTGCAAAAAAGTATGTCAAAAATACTAAAAGCGTTGGTGATGGTAATAGAAGTAGAGTAGTATTGATTCCATTATCCGAAATATTTGACAGAAAAAATTTAACGTAAAATATGGAAAGGAAAAATGAAATTGAAGAAAAAGGTATTATTAATAGATGGAGATATATTAGCATATAAGATAGCTACTTCTAATGAAATAGACACTCATTGGGGTGATGGCTTTTGGACATTACATTGTGATGAAACTCAATGTAAGTTTGAAGTTGATGCTAAGATAGATGACTTAGGTCAAAGTCTACAAGCTGATGATTATATTGTAGCTCTAACTGATAAGAATAATTTTCGTAAAGATGTTCTTCCAAGTTACAAAGACAATCGTAAACAAAGACGTAAACCTATGGTTTTAAATGCTTTGCGTGATTACATTATGGAAAAACATAATGGAGTTATGTGGAAAAACTTAGAGGCTGATGATGTTATGGGTATTCTAGCAACTGAACCTTGTCCTACTGAGGACAGAATTATTGTCTCTATTGATAAAGATATGAGACAGATACCTGCTAAGGTTAGTAGAGATGGGGAAACTGTAGAGGAAATCCCTGAAAAATTAGCTAATTACTGGTTTATGATACAGACGTTGGCGGGAGATTCTACTGATGGTTATACTGGGCTACCTAGTGTGGGAGTTAAGACTGCTGAGAAGCTGATTAAGAAGTATACTAATGTTCCCCTTTTAGACCTATGGAAGATAGTCGTTGGTGCATACAAAGCTAAAGGCTATTCAGCTAAGGAAGCCTTACAACAAGCTAGAGTTGCACATATTCTTAGACATAAAGAGTACAATAAGAAGACTGGGAAGGTGAAGCTATGGCAGATAAAGTAAAGCAACCACCTCACTATTTTAGATTTAAGATAGAACCTATTACCTTTATTATGCAGAATGAAATTCCGTATGCTGAAGGTAATGCTATCAAATATTTATGTCGTTGGAGATGGAAGCATAAAACTAAAGAGGCTCAAATAGAAGACTTAAAGAAAGCAAAACAATACATTGATTTAATTTTAGAACACGAGGATAATAAATCAGATGACAAAATAAAACTTAAACTCGGTAAAGAAGGTAAACTGTGATAAAAAAAATTCTTATGTTTACCTTAATTGCTGTTGCGTGGTTTGGTGTAATAGTTGTTACACTTAATTATTTACAAGGAACAATTTAATGTTACAACACAATCATATAATTATTAGAGCACAAATTAATAAGCCACCTAAAGACATTCGTTTTATTAGAAAGTGGATAAAGAAATTAATTAATGCAATAGGTATGAAAAGACTAGGACAACCTAATGCACACTATGTTAATGACAAAGGGAATAGAGGACTAACTTGTCTTGCTGTTCTTAGTACATCACACATAGCATTACATACTTGGGACGAAGAATCTCCTGCTGTATTACAACTAGATGTTTATTCTTGTAGTGATTTAGATAAAAATATTGTGTTCAAACATATAGAACAGTTTGAACCAAAAGATATAAATTATGTGACGATTGATAGAGAGAAATTTATTAAAGTAAGTTCTCCTTCTTAAAAATTATGAGTAAAGATAAAAAATTAAAAGGTAAAAACCTTAATATGTTTGGCAATCCGATACATATGCCTACAGAAAAATATAAAGAAGGTTGGGATAGAATATTTGGAAAAAAAGAACAAGATGAATTAAAAGAATCTTACGAACAATCTAAAAAAAATAAAGAAGAACGAGTAGATAAAGAAACAGAAAAGTTTTTTGATGATATAGCAAACAACACACCTAATGATAAACAATTTAACGAAGATGAATTTAACGGAGCATAATGAATTACGAAAGAGATAACTTACTAACTGATTTTGGCAAGACTACATTAAAAGATAGGTATTTATTACCTGATGAACACTCACCTCAAGATGCTTTTATGAGAGCGGCGAAAGCCTTTTCTGATAATGATGAAATGGCTGAAAGAATATATGAATATGTTTCTAATCTTTGGTGTATGTTTTCTACTCCTATCCTAAGTAATGCAGGAACTAAAAGAGGTATGCCTATCTCTTGTTTCTTAAATTATGTTGGTGATAGTAGAGGTGAACTGGCTGAACACTATACAGAAAATGCTTGGTTAGCTTCTGTTGGTGGTGGTATCGGTGGTTATTGGGGGCACGTTAGAAGTGATGGTGTAAGTACGTCAGGTGGCTCACAATCTTCAGGAGTAATTCCTTTTATGCACGTTGTAGATTCAGAAATACTTGCCTTCTCTCAAGGTAAAACTAGAAGAGGAAGTTATGCTTCTTATATGGATATATCACACCCTGAAATATTAGAATTTTTAGATATAAGAAAACCTAGTGGCGGAGACATACATAGAAAATGTTTAAACCTACATCACGGAGTAAATATTCCAAATACATTTATGGAACTTATAGATAATTGTATTAAAGAACCTACTTATGATGACAGTTGGGATTTAATTGACCCTCACACAAAAGAAAAAGTAAGAACTATATCAGCACGAGATTTGTGGCAAAAAATTTTAGAGAATCGTGTGGCTACAGGTGAGCCTTATGTTTGTTTTAGTGATACTATAAATGAAGGACTACCTCAACAACAAAAAGATTTAGGATTAACAGTACATCATTCTAATCTTTGTACTGAAATAACCCTACCTACAAATGAAACACGGACAGCCGTCTGTTGTTTGTCTTCCCTTAACTTAGAAAAATATGAAGAATGGAAAAAAGATACTTTATTCATTCCTGATATGATTCGTTTTTTAGATAATGTACTACAATACTTTATTGAAAATGCACCTGATGAATTGTTTAGAGCTAGATTTAGTGCTAACAATGAAAGAAGTATTGGTCTAGGTGCTATGGGTTTTCACGCTTACTTACAATCTAAAGGAATACCTTTTGAATCTGTATTAGCTAAGTCATTAAATTTAAAAATATTCAAACACATTAAAGAACAAGCAGTGGAAGAGTCTAAAAGACTAGCAATTAAAAGAGGTGAAGCTCCTGATATGGAAGGAACAGGTATGAGAAATGCACACTTATTAGCAATCGCACCTAACGCTTCATCATCTATTATTTGTGGTACTACTTCCCCATCAATAGAACCTTATAGAGCTAATGCTTATGTTCAAAAAACTATGTCAGGTTCTTTTTTAGTTAAGAATAAATATTTAGAAAAACTTTTAGAAAAGAAAGAAATTAATACTGAAGAAGTATGGTCAAGTATTGTAGCTAATAGAGGTTCAGTATTACATTTAAAAGAACTAACTGATTATGAAAAAGATATTTTTAAAACAGCTATAGAAATTAATCAACAATGGATTATAGAACACGCCGCAGATAGACAAAAGTTTATTTGTCAAGCACAAAGTCTTAATGTTTTTGTTCCTGCTGATGTAGATATAAAAGAACTACACGACATACATATGTTAGCTTGGAAAAGAAAATTAAAAACTTTATACTATTGTCGTTCTGAAGCAATTAAAAGAGCTGAATTAGTTTCTAAAAAAATAGAAAGAACAATCATACCTGAAGCTGATTGTTTATCGTGTGAGGGGTAATGGAAGAGAAGAAACCTGATGTTATACAAGTAGAGTATAATGATAAAAAGAAAGTAATATATGTTAATAAAGATAAACAAACTATATTGTGGACTGTATATCATACAATATTAGCATTAGAATTATTAGCAATTATTATTATAGAAGGGATTGAATTATTAAGATGAGTTTATTTAAAGAAAGAATACATTACAAACCATTTGATTATGAATGGGCTTTTGAATCTTATGACACAATGCAAAAAATGCACTGGCTTCCTAGTGAAGTACCATTACACGAAGATATAAGAGATTGGAATGAAAGACTTACTAAAGAAGAAAAGAATTTAATTAATCAAATATTAAAATTTTTTACTCAAGGTGATGTTGATATAGCACAAGCATATTTAGATAAATATATTCCTATGTTTAAACCACCTGAAGTTAGAATGATGTTGTCTTCTTTTGCAACAGCAGAAGCTAATCACGCTCACGCTTATGCTTTACTTAATGATACTATAGGTGAGCCTGAGTTATTAGACTTTAAAGCATTTCAAGAATATAAAGAAATGTCAGATAAACATACATATTTATTTAAAGATAAAGGAAAAGGTGTTCAAGGTTTAGCTAGAGACATCGCTTGTTTTTCTGCATTTGGAGAAGGACTACAACTGTTTGCTTCATTTGTTATGCTACTTAACTTTCAAAGATATGGTAGAATGAAAGGTATGTGTCAAATAGTTACTTGGTCTATTAGAGATGAAACACATCACGTTGAAAGTATGATTAAATTATTTAAAACATTAGTAAAAGAAAACCCTAATATTTGGACAGAAAAATTTAAAGCAAGTATATATCAAACAGCAAGAGATATGGTTGAGCTTGAAGATAAATTTATAGATTTAGCTTTTGCTATGGGTGGTATTAGAGGACTAAGTGCTGATGAAGTTAAGAAATATATAAGATATATAGCGGATAGAAGACTACTTCAGTTATCATTAAAACCTAATTATGGAGTAAAAGATAACCCTTTAGGTTGGTTAGATTGGGTATTAAATGGTGTAGAACACGCTAATTTCTTTGAAAATAGAGCAACAGAATACAATAAAGGAACTATAACGGGTAAACTTTGGAACTAAAGTGCCCGTTTTAGAAGAATTATATGGCAAAAAATAACGAAGAAGATTTAGTTTTACCTATTAAATCAGAAGATTTGGTAAAACTTTTGAATAATGTATACCCTGAGAAATCACCTAATTTAAAAGATGATACTAAGACTATCTATTTTAAAGCAGGACAAAGGGACGTAGTACGATTCATAAACACACTTAAAGAGAGGACTAAATAACTATGTGTATGTCATCACCTAAAGTACAACAAGCTCCAATTCAAAGAGCACCTGCTCAGGTTGCTTCAAGAATGGAAGAAGTACAGGAGAAACCGATAGAGTTGATAACAGCAGATAAAGATGTTAAGAAGAAAAAGAAAATAGCATCTAAATCAGGTACAACAGCTTTACAAACTGGCGTGAACACTACAACAGGTGCTTCAAGTTCAGGCGTATCTTATACAGCATAAAGGATATAAATGGTAACTAAAAAGAGCAACGAAACAATGATGCAGGTTAATCCTACAGCGAAAGAACGATATTTAAAATTAAAAGACAAAAGAGAATTGTTCGTAGATAGAGCTCAAGAGTGTAGTGAACTTACAATATCTTCTTTAATACCCGCAGATGGATTTAATCATTCATCAAAATTATACAATCCCTTCCAATCGGTAGGAGCTAGAGGCGTAAACAATTTAGCCTCTAAGTTACTTCTTTTATTACTACCACCAAATTCCCCATTTTTTAGATTATCCGTTAGCGGAAAAACAAAAGAAGAACTTGACCAAAATAAAGAAATGAAATCTGAAATAGAAAAATCTTTAGCAAATATTGAAAGAGAAGTTTCTAAAAAGATTGAAGAGTTAGCTTTAAGAGTTAGTGTATTTGAAGCTCTTAAACATTTAATAGTATCAGGAAATGTATTAACTTATCTTCCTAAAAAAGGAACGATGAGAGTATTTCCTATCACTCATTATGTAGTTAATAGAGATGCTTCAGGAAACATATTAGAAATAGTTATTAAAGAAAGTGTTAGTCCTTTAAGTTTAGATGCAGATGTTAGAAATATGGTAATACAAGATGCAGATTATAAAAAAGATGAAGACTGCGAATTATATACACATATTTATAAATTAGAAGATGAGAAATTTTACATTTGTCAAGAAGTACACGGAATTAAAATTCCTGATTCAATAGGAACATTTCCTAAAAACCAACTTCCTTATCAAGCATTAAGAATGGTTAGAGTTGATGGTGAAGATTATGGTAGAGGATATGTAGAAGAATTTTTAGGAGACCTTAAATCATTAGAAGGATTGTCTCAAGCACTTGTTGAAAGTGCGGCGGCTTCTTCTAAAGTAGTATTTATGGTAAGACCTAATTCTGTTACTAAGAAAAGAGATTTAGCTTTAACTAGAAATGGTGATATTATTACTGGTTCAGAAGAAGATGTATCTGTATTACAAGCACAGAAACAATATGATTTACAAGTAGTAGAAAGAAGTATTGCAAAATTAGAAGAGAGAATGTCTTATGCTTTCTTATTACACACAGCAATTCAAAGAGATGCTGAAAGAGTAACAGCTCAAGAAATTAGATATATGGCTGAACAATTAGAAACAGCTATGGGTGGTATATACTCATTATTATCACAAGAATTTCAACTTCCATTAGTTACAATACTAATGAAAAGAATGGCTGAATCAAAAGAGATTCCACCATTACCTAAAAATTCAGTTAAACCTACAATTATTACAGGTATTGAAGCATTAGGTAGAGGAAATGATTTACAAAAATTAAGAGAATTTGTGGCTGAGTTAGGTAATCTAGCTCAGATGAATCCACAAGTAGTTCAATCGTTAAATCCTGATGATTTAATTAAACGTATCGCTACAAGTTTAGGAATAGAGATGGAAGGTTTAATTAAATCTCAAGAACAAATGGCGGCTGAACAACAAGCACAGCAAGAACAAATGCAACAACAACAAATGATGCAAATGGCAGAAAAAGCTGTAGCTCCTGTGGCAAGTAATATGACTAAGCCACAACCACAATAATAGAAGGAAAATAAAATGGTAGATAAAGTAGAAGTACAAAGTAATGAGACTACTGCTGAGAAACCAGTAGAAGAGAATAAGCCTACACAAAGTAGACCTGAAGGTTTGCCCGAAAAATTCAACTCAGTTGAAGATATGGTCAAATCATATTCAGAGTTAGAGAAAAAACTTGGTGAGCAATCTCAACCTACTAAAGAATCAGTAGACCCAGTTTCACAAGCAGAAACAAAAGAAGAACAACCTAAATCTGATTTAGATATTGCTACAAAAGCAGTAGACAGTGCAGGTTTAAATATGGAAACTCTTTCTGAAGAGTTTGCTAAAGAGGGTAAACTTGCTGACAATTCTTATAAGTCATTAGAAAAAGCAGGAATACCAAAAGAATATGTGGACAGATTTATTGCAGGACAACAAGCAATAGCTGACCAACAATCAGCAACAGTTAAAAATATGGTTGGCGGAGCTGAGGCATATGATAGTATGTCTGAGTGGGCTAGTAATAATTTATCTGAAACTGAAAAACAGGCTTATAATGCGGCAGTAAACAGTAAAGATTTAGAAGCTGTTAAGTTAGCTGTAGTAGGTCTTAAAGCAAGATACGCACAATCAACTGGAAGTGAACCTAAATTAGTAGAAGGTAAAGCATCTCCAAGTGGTGAACAAGGTTTTGCATCTTGGGCTCAAGTTACACAAGCTATGGCTGACCCTAGATATTCTAAAGACCCTGCTTATCAAGCTGAAGTTAAAAATAAATTAGCTAATAGTAAAATATAGAAAAAAATTATGTGTATAGGTAGTAAAAGTAGTCAAACAATGATTAAAGCAAAAGAACCAACAGCTAAAAAAACAACAAAGAAAAGAAATGTTGGCACTGTGAGCGAAACTACTACCTCATCACCTGATAAGAAAATTGCAAACTTAAATAATACTTCAGGAATGAGTAATTATGAAACAAGTGGCAATCTTAATATAACATAGTTGTGCAATCTTTATAGATGGCAACTGCCAAGTAAGTAAGTATATTATCTTAACCTTCTTGCGGGAAGACAATTTAGTATAAGAAGCTGAAAGTACGAGGCTTTTATTAACAACAACGATATAATTAATAGGAGAATATTATGTCAAATGCAACACCAGTTTCCGTTGGACGAGTAAATAAAGCGGGAACAGAAGACGCATTGTTTTTAAAAGTTTTTGCGGGAGAAGTTCTTACTTCTTTTGACAGAGCTTCAAAAACAGGCGGACAAGAGATGGTTCGTTCTATCTCTAGTGGGAAGTCTGCAACATTTCCAGTAATGGGAAGAATTGATGCGGCTTATCATACAGCAGGAGCAGAAATACTTGGTTCTGATGTAAACCACAACGAAAAGGTTATTACAATTAATGACCTTTTAACATCTTCAGTGTTTTTATCAAACATTGAGGAAGCAAAAAATCACTGGGACGTAAGAAGTGCATACTCTGCTGAAATCGGTAGAGCTTTAGCTTTTGTTAAAGATAAGCACGTTTTACAAACTATTGGTTTAGCGTCACAAGCGAACGCAAACGTATCTGATACTGGATATGGTGCAGGTTCAACTGTGACAAACACTGACATCGCTAACGCAACTGCGGCTACAAGTGCTAACGGGTTTATCACAGCATTATTTGACTGTGCTAAAAACTTAGATAACAACTACGTTCCTTCAGAAGGTAGAAAATGTTTTCTAACACCTGAAATGTACTACAAGTTAGCTAATGCAACTAATGCTATTAACGTAGACTTTAGTGGTAGAGGCTCAATCGCAGAAGGTAAAGTAACAAAAATAGCAGGTATTGAATTAGTACCTATGCCTCATTTTGTGAAAGATGATGTAGGAACTTCAGACGTAGATGCAGGTCAAACAGCTACAGGCGGAACGCCTCAATCTGTAAACCTTACTAACTATGAAGGTCTTGTATCACACCCTAGTGCTGTTGGTACTGTTAAACTTATGGACTTGGCTGTTGAGTCAGAATATGACATCAGAAGACAAGGAACATTAATGGTCGCTAAATATGCTATGGGACACGGCGTTCTTAGACCTGAAGCGGCTGTAGGAATTAAAGAAGCGTAATAGTTTCTTTATTACACCACAATAGATTAGGGGGAGCAATCCCCCTTTTCTACTTATAATAACTTCAAGATATGCCTAGTGGGTATCTTGATTAACTCGCCTAAGAAAGGGGGAAATATGACACTAGACTTAACACCATTCCGAGCTTTTTCGGTAGGTTTTGATGACCTATTTGATGAGCTTAGAAGTTTTAAGACAGTTGGTTATCCGCCATATAACATTGAAAGAATGTCAGATGGTATATATAACATTTCAATGGCTGTTGCAGGGTTTTCAAAAGATGACCTTACAATTTCTGTCAAAGAAAATGTCTTAAAAGTAAAAGGAAAGAAAGAAAGTAAAGAGAAAGATTATCTTTACAAAGGTATTGGTGAAAGGTCTTTTGAACAATCATTTAAACTTGCTGAATTTACGGAAGTAAAAGAAGTTAAGTTAGAAGATGGTGTTCTAAACATTTCTTTGATTCAGAATTTACCTGAAGATAAGAAAGAAAAGACAATCAAAATATCTTAATAACAAAGTCTAGGGGGGAGCTTAATCCCCTCTAGTAAATTATAATAAGAGGATATAAAAATAATGATAAATAAAATAACAGAAACAATGTTAGAAGCAAAACACTTTTGGAATGAACATAAAAAAGTTAGTATTGCTTTTACAATAATTTTATTAATAGCAATAATAGTATAATATAATGGCAACACAAATTACACCTACGACTGAATTACAAACAGTTAATCAAATGTTGAGCGTTATAGGAGAAGCTCCTGTAAACTCAATTACAGGGACAGTAACTACCGATGTATCTGTCGCTAAAAATATTTTAGATGAAACTTCAATGTCAGTTCAATCAATGGGGTGGAATTTTAATACCCATTATGCGTATGTACTAGCAAAAGATACAGACAATAAAGTACCCTTACCATCTAATTGCGTACAAGCCGATGCTTCCGCACAATACCGAGATAGAAATTTAGTTATTCGTAATGGTTTTCTATATGATATGGATAATCATACCGATGTATTTGGAACATCAAACGTCCTACCTACTTGTGACTTAGTTCTAGTCCAACAATTTGAACAACTCCCTGAATATGCAAGACAATATATAGCAACTAAAGCCGCTAGACGTTTTGCTTCAAGATATATTGGGGATAAAGGAATCACTGAAATGGCAGGAAATGATGAACAAGAAGCACTAGCCGCTTTTAGACAAGCTGATAGTAGAAGTGCTGACGCTAATATATTAGAAGGTGATACTAATACTTATTCAATTATAAACAGGACTATTAGAAGGACTTATTAATGGGACAGGTGATTTCACAATCAATACCAAATTTTCTAAATGGTATGTCTCAACAAACCGCTTCACAACGTGGTATTAATCAAGGTCAAGACCAAGTTAATTGTCAAAACAACATTGTAGATGGGTTATCAAAGAGACCACCTTTAGAATATGTAGCTACATTAGATAATACAAATGTATTTCCTAATACTGCTAAGATATGGAGTATACAAAGAGATGCGTCAAATAGATATTTATGTGCGTTCTATGATAATGGAGTTAAAGTTTATGATTTAGCAGGTAATGAAAAAACTGTAAGTTATCCTAATGGAAATACTTACCTTAATTCTACAAATCCTAAAAATGATTTTCGTATGGTTAATATTGCGGATTTCACTTTTATAGTTAATAAGTCAATTATACCTGCGGCTGACAGTACAACAACTGCGGCAAAAATAGAGGAATTTCATATCTACTGTAAATCAACTAATTATGGTAGAGAATATAAAGTAGCATTAAAACACGAAGATTGGGCTTATGAAATAGAATGTATATTTCAAATCCCTACAGGAAATGATGCTTCTACAGATAGTAAATATAGAGATACAAATAAAATAACAGATATATTAATGAAGGGACAAGCAAGTTCCCATTATAATTCAAGTGCAAATGGTATTGATTTTAAAACAATTAGAACAGATACAGGAGCAACATTATCTACAAATGGATTATCAAACTTTTCTGATATAAATACTTATTTTAATTTTGAACAATTTGATTCTGTTATTTACGGAAAAATTATTAATCAAGCTAAGACATATACATTAAGTACATCTGATGGTTCAGGTAATACAGCGATGTATGCTATTAGAGATACAATACAAGATTTTACAAAGTTACCTTACTATGGAAAAGAAGGTACTATTGTTAAAGTAACAGGTGATGAAGGAGATACTCTTTCTGATTACTATGTTAAATTTGATGGTATGGGTGTGTGGACAGAAACTATTGCACCTGCAACAAGTG